TTGATTTCCTCCAGCTGAAGAAAATGTAAATTTAATTTGACCGGCTTTCATAGCATTTGTTAATTGGGATCCCACTGATTCTCCAATTTGAGCAGCAATTAATTCCCAATTCGGTTCTTTAACGGAAGGACCGGATGGAGGTCCTGACGATCTACTTGAAGAAGCAGGACTAGCAGCTGCAGACGGAGAATATTGTGGAGAAGTAGGAGAAGTTTTAGTAATTCTTTCATTAGCAACTCCATAATCATTAGTTTTAGCAAGATATACTGTTCCTATATCTGAAAGACCTGTCAATTTTTCTACATTTAATCCTCCAAGATTTGAAGATAATAATCCAATATTCGAAGCTAATTCTCCTATGGTATTTGAGAACCTGCTTAGTCCGTCCATGGAGGTAGCAATCTTATCTGTACGAGAAACTATATCGTCAAATATCTTTAAATTATCCTCTGCTTGTTTTGTATCTTGTTTTAGTTTTCTGGATCCTAATTCTTGTGTAAATGCCGTTAAAGTTCTAATTATATTTTTAGCAATTTGAGTAACTGATATTTTATCAATCACATTTCCATCAGCATCCAAAATAGGAATCATATTATCAGTTCCAAATTTAGCATATATGGATAAAGTTTCAGAAAAAGCTTGAATAGGCTGTAATAAACCATATTTTTCTTTTCCTTTTCGACCTTTTTTTCCAAGAAGAGCTTCTGCCAATTCAGTCATCTTTTTTCCTTCCCTACGGGTCATTCCAAGCCCCCTTGAAGATAATTCTTGTGCAAACAGGCCAAATGAATTAACAATATTACCAACAACGTCTGTGATGAATACAGAGCTAGCAACTTCCTTAAATTTAGCATTTCCGTCCTCGTCAGTTCCGTCCGGGATCATATCCACAAATCCAATTTTTCCTTCTGGACCAAATTGAGCAAAAGTCTTAAGTACACTTGCAAACTGAATAACTGCTGAGAGTATGCCTCTTCTTCCAGTAAGAGCCCTACCCATTTTCTTAAGAGCTTTAGCTTCTCTTTTAGATAATCCATCCGTCGAAGCAAGCAATGAGGTTAAGAAAGTAGATATAGAATAATTAATGTTATCGGCTACATTCCTTATATTAATTTTATCCCCGAAAATAGGTTTACCTTTACTATCATATCCCTCAATAACTCTCATATTCTCAAATTCAGAAAATGCTGTAAGAGCTTTTGCAAATTGAGACAAAGCAAGAGACATTGATAATAAGACTGCTGTTCCAGCAAATATTTCAGCACTGTTTTTAATAAAGGCTTTTATTCCTCCGAGACCTGTTTTGCCTTCAGACAAAACTCCAATACCATCTAAAAATCCTGTAAGAACTCCTCCTATAGTTTTACCGACAGAATCACGGATTTCTTCTTTTGTTCCTAGTCCTGCAGCAGTATCTACCAATTTTTTAACAGATGCGGATAATAAAATTAAGCCTGCGGCCATAGCTATTCCCACACCAATACCAGGAAGTAATACTGGAGCTAAAGCCCCCATTCCTGCAAATAATAAAGCAGAAGAAACTAGAACAATACCCATAACTCCAAGGCCTGGTCCAATGTCGGACATTAATTGTCCAAATTTACCTCGTTTCTCCCCTTTTTTATTCACCGCATCTTCTCCTCCAAGGGAGGTTAGAGCTTTTGCAGCTAAGGCCATTACTAATACTCCACCCGCTAAGAATATCATTCCTAAAGCCATAGTGCCAGCAACTCCAGCTCCTTTTTGAACCAGACCTGAAATGAATCCCAGTCCCGCAAATACCAGCCCTGCCAATACTATGATGCCAGATATCATAAGAACCCCCGCTAATACTGAAGATGCTCCTAATATCATCGGAACAATAGCAATTGCTAAAGCAAAAGATACTATTCCTAAAGATAAAGCGGCCATTCCAAACCCAATCCCTTTTATTGTATCAGTTCCTTTGTCGACTACCTTATTAGCAAGGGCAAGAACTCCGAAGACCATAACAATTCCAATAATAGAGGTAATTAAGAAGTTCATTACACCATCCCCTCCAGCAACTCCTAATAACATTCCTGCTAGAACAAGAGATCCAGCAAATGCAACTATTCCAAGACTGATAGTTATAAGAGAATTGGAAATAGATCTGATAGGTCTTTCGATTTTTCGAAGTGAAGTACCTATATGTTCAAACATTTTAAGGGACCTATCTATTTTCTTAGCTTTTCTTCCATCTCCAGTTTTGTCTAGGAAATTATAGATCATTTCCAGATTATTAATAGCTCTTTTTACCGTTTTTGGCTTGAGATCAGCCATAGACTTAATTCCCTTAGCAACACCCGGCAAAGAACCTGCAAGTTGCCCTAACTGGGATCCTGCTCTACCTGGTTTTCCGCCAACTATGCCAGAACCAGGCTTTTCTCCTGACGCAGCAGACTGCATTTTCATAGTTTGATCTATGCTAGCAACTACATGAAGTATCTGTTTTAAATAATCTGTGGATCTTTCCATCTATTTGAAAGAGATTTTATTTATATATCCCCGCCCACAAAAAAAAGAGCCCGAAAGCTCTTTAAATCCCTGGTATTTTAGGGGTAGGTATTTTTGGAGTTTTAAATCCTCCAAAATTTGTGGATCCGATTTTTGGCATTTTCGGAGTTTTAACTCCAGAAGATTGTTTCTTATATTCTTCTTCTTGTTTTCTATTATTCTTATTTTCTTCTTTTATTTTTTCTTCAAGATCCTCTAAAAGATACTCAACTCTATAAAATTCCATTTTATCTATTTCAGAAGGCTGAATATTCATTTTATCGGTAAGGATAAAATAAATTTTACGCAAGTTCTGAAAACGGATCTGAAATAAGGAAAATAGATTTAATCCCGCCTTGAAAGTTTAGCGGAATAATCCGCTCACCTCCCTGCTCATCTCGATATTTGATGACAGGATTGATCGTATCTGCAAAGATTTGCCTAATTTCTGTGAGCATTGAAATTTCAGCATTCGACCAATTTGTCGATTCATAAACATATTTCTGATATGCTGCATCATTTAATCCCCTCCACTCTTGAATAGTAAATGGAGCAAAATTCAAGAAATCAATATCAAAGGCTTCTTGCATCTGGGATTTTCTTTGAACATAATTTTTAAGCCAATTTGTAACTCCTACAGAAGGAAGACTTATATCCATTATTTTACCAGTTTTCTTAAAAGGAAGCGAAATACACCTTTTTTCAGGATTATAATAACTCATTAATCTTTCATCAAAAGTGATATAATCCACCATTTCTTTCTGAACATCAATCTTTTTATTTTCAGAAACTTTCACTTGGAGCATATTTTCTCCTTTTACAAAAGTTTTCTCTCTAATAGCTAAAAGAATATAAAATCTATCAACTTCTTTAAGATCTTTCCAGGAAGACATTGCTCCATTTGGAAATTTAATAGCAGCACATCTTTCTATGATATAGTTTAGCATATCATCTAAAGCTGAAAGATCATCTTCATTTAAGGTTGACCAGTGTCGAATTTCAGCACTATCTGCTGATTTTATAGCTATTTCAGTTCCTTCTGGATAGAATAATCCTTGAGTAGGCAATTCTACTAATTTAATTTGACTCCATCCAATTTGATTTGCCAAAGCAATATGTTCATCTTTCTTTTGCCATGGCAAGTTATCAGTTTTAGGGGGAGTTAGTGGAGCTCCTATCGAATCCGAGCCAGCTTGATCTGGGGATTTTACAGCTGTTACTTTTGCAGGAGTAGGAACTTGATCTCCTTCAGCTTCTTTTACGAAATCTTTTAATTTATCCTCGTTATCGGGACCATCATAATGGTGTGCCATATTGAATTATTGTTTAGTTCGTTCTATATATCATTATACCTCAAAAAACCACAAAAGTTTCAACAAAAAAAGAGCCCATATATTAAAATATGAGCCCTTTGGGATAGTTGGGGGTAAATAAAAAGTTTATACAATTGTTTCGTCCCAAGAGTCGCAAGCTAATCCATAACCTTCGATTCTATAGATCTCTTCTGACTGATAATTAAGTTCTGCTACGGGTATTGGCGTAGTTGGGAACACATTATACATCTTCCATTGCCAATAAGGATTAGCTGCTCTATCATAAAGAGTTACTAAAGCCCAAGGAGCAACATAATCAGTTTTCAAACCAGTTCTACCAGTTAGTGGATCATATACTAGGTCATTCCATTTTCTTAGAGTTTTTATAACATAAGCACTTGGCGTCCTATTTAAATTAACCTCAAAATTGAGAGTAATATCCATCGTCGTTTTATCAGGCTTAGCTCCTGCGAACCTTCTTTCAGCCCACTTATAGAATTGTCCTACAGGTGTAGTTGGAAATGAATTCGATTCTAATCCTCCAACAGTCTGCACATTTTCAAGTAATAGATTTGTGTTCTCCTCTGTTGAACCTACGCCCACAGGTAAAGATATCTGAACTGTAAACAAGTTCATATAAAGAGGCTCATATAATTCTTGAGCAGCTCTCGAACTTCTGAAATGTGGTAAGCCGAATGAACCCTGACTTTTAAAATTTTCAGCCATATTGAGTTAATTTATTTTATTTATTTATCTT